GGAAGGATTGAGCTGGCTCGACTGGCCATCCCTCTGACCCAATCAGCAACGGAAAGCCTTCAAAGGATCGACCTGCTAATGCTAGGTCTTTTGTTGCGAATACCAGCCTCATGCCGCTGCCCTAAACCACTTCCAATGGATTGCCTTATGAAGCCTGGAAACTGCTGCTCCAGAGGGGTTCAGAAGGTGGCGCGGACTCTACAGGATTTACTAACGATTCCCACCCCTCAGATCGTTGTTGCTCAGCACCACGATAGGCGTCTTGGCCAGATCCGGCCGGAACACGCGCTCGCAGCTCGCGTAGAACGAGTTGCAGTCGATCAGCGCGAACACCTGGTCACTAGGCATGATCGCGCACGCTGTAGCGAACCACACCCCAGATGACCAGGTCGTCGCCTTCCATGATGTGCCGCGGTGGGTAGGCGGGATTCTCCGATTGCAGGATCAGCACGCCGTCGCGCCGATACAGGCGCTTGCAGACGGGGTCAGTGTTGATCGCGGCGATCACGATATCGCCGTGCTCGGCCTCCTTGCTGCGGTCTACGATGAGAAGGTCGCCCGAGAAGATGCCGGCGCCCTGCATGCTGTCGCCCTCCACCTGCACCAGGTACACGTGCGGGGCACGTAGGTCGAACAGCTCGTCGAGGGAGATATGACGCTCCAGATGATCCGCCGCCGGCGAAGGGAATCCGGCCGGTACACGGAACGAATACACCGGCAGCAGCGCAGGGCCGCCCGTCGGCGCGCCTAGGAAGGTGATGGTCATGGCAGATCAACTCAAATGAATAGCTGTATATTCGTACAGTAAACTGTCAGACCGTTCCTACGTCAATGCGCGGACGCGAGGCAGCCGACAAACGAGCGAGGTGGTTTATGTGCGGGAGGCTAAGTCAGTACAGCGGCATCCATGACTTCGTTGACACTCTGAGCATGCCGGAGGTCTGGCGAAACAACGTCAGCGACCAGCCTCTTGGCCGGTACAACGTCGCGCCAACGACAAACGTGGCGGTGCTTCGAGTAGATGACGCAGGCCCACGCGCGGACCTGGTGAGGTGGGGGTGGCGGCCGCACTGGGCGGCCGACCGGGCGGCGCCGATCAACGCCAGGGTCGAAAAGGTGGCGCACGGCCCGTTCTTCCGCGCGATATGGCCGCACCGTGCGATCACACCAGTGGACGGCTGGTACGAATGGGTTGATGAAGGTGGGCCAAAGAAGCAGCCCTACTACATCCACCGGAGAGATGGGCGCCCCGCCCTTTGCGCCGCGATCGGTCAGTTCACCGGCACTGAGCATGACGGGTTCGTGATCATCACCGCCGACGCCCAGGGCGGGATGGTCGACGTGCACGATCGGCGACCAGTCGTACTGTCGCCCGATCTGGCAGTTGAATGAATTGCGGCCGGCATGCCAAGCGAGCACGCCGAGCAGATGGTTCTCAACCTTGGCGAGCCGGCCGACATCTTTGAGTGGCACCGGGTCGGCACCGCTGTTGGCAACGTGCGCAACCAGGGGCCGAGCTTGATTGAGCCCGCGCAATTGCCCGCCTCGTAAGCACCATCCCGGACCAGCTTCGCCCAGGAAAGCGCTGAGGCGTCGCGGTTACTTACCCGCCGACTCCGCCATGATCCGGGCCGACTCTGCAAAGCCAACCCACTTGCCGGCGGAGTCCAGGCCGCGGTTCACCAGCTGCTGTTTAGCCAGCTCGTTCAAGTCAACTTCACCGCGCAGAGCCGCCAGCAGGACATGGGTGGGGAGGGTTTGGAGGTACATTTCGGCGGTTTCCATGAAGCGGTTTCCTTTGTGATCGTGGACACAGTAACGCTCCACGCAAATCGAATAGCAAGCAGATCAGATCCTGAGCGACAACCATCTAGAACAGGCCTCCCAGGGCTTCGGGAACCCAGTTCATAATCACCAGCTCGCCGGTCACATCAGCCTTGCCTTGCCGCTGGTTGGTGTTGCTGTAGCGGATATCCAGGCACTCGAAGTGGAAACCGTCGAAGGCGCGACGGATGTCCGGGTGGTCGTTGATGCTGACCATCACCCTGCCCTTACAGCGCCGCATGAAGTCGGCCATGCGCTCGTACTCCTCGAACGGGAAGTCGACGCCGTAGCCGGCGGTCAGCCAATAAGGCGGGTCCATGTAGAAGAACGTGTGCGCTCGATCGTAGCGCTCGGCGCAATCGTGCCAGGAAAGGTTTTCGACGTAGGTGCCGGCCAGGCGCTGCCAGGCGGCCGAGAGGTTCTCCTCGATGCGCAGCAGGTTGATAGCCGGTCCCGTGGTAGCGGTACCGAACGTCTGCCCGGTGACCTTGCCGCCGAAGGCGTGTTGCTGCAGGTAGAAGAAACGGGCAGCGCGCTGGATGTCGGTCAGCGTCTCGGGGCGGGTCATCTTCTGCCACTCGAAGATCTGGCGCGAACTGAGCGCCCACTTGAACTGGCGAACGAACTCCTCGAGGTGGTTCTGCACCACCCGATACAGCGTCACCAGGTCGCCGTTGAGGTCGTTGAGCACCTCCACCGGAGCGGCCTGGGGGCGCATGAAGTACAACGCGGCACCGCCAGCGAAGACTTCGACATAGCATTCATGAGGGGGAAAAAGGGGGATCAAGCGATCAGCCAGGCGGCGCTTGCCGCCCATCCAGGGAATGATTGGAGAGGTCATTGATTGCAAGTCTTTACTGTATGGATAAACAGGTGTTAGGCTCGCCGCGCTTTGTGCACAAGGCAGGGGCCACGGCTGGACTTGCAGGAAGGGTCTGCGGGTTCGGCGGGCCGGGCTGGATGTTGACGCATCCACCCGGCTCGCCTCTTTACTACTTCAAAACTTCGCGCACGTAGGCCTGACAGGCCTTCAGCGCAATCAGTCCTCGATTGCCTTCGTCGGTGATGGCGATAATTCTTCGAGCATGCGCTGGGTCAAGTTGGGCGCGTAGGGCTCCAACCACCACGCCTCCGGTGCCGGCGGGCGCTCGCACCCCACCGCCACAACTCTGGGCGGCAACGGATCCAGCGTCGACCAGGACTGACAGCCGCAGATCAGCAGTAGCAAGCCGGTCGCGTAGGCGAGCCTGAGCTTGTTGAGCATCGTTCATCTCCTTCCAGTGGGTTTGGTCCTGCATCTGCAGGCGATCTTCCAACGCGCGCCTTGCTGCCTGCTGCTGTTCGAGCTGGCCGAGCGCCGCCACTGCTGCAGCCTCCCGCTCCCGACCATGCTCCAGATCCTTTGTCGCAAGCTGCTGCTCGTAGCCCGCTGCCTGCGTGGCCAGCTCATTGGCTTGCCACAACCAGGCAAGCCGTGCGCCGACCACGGCCCCGAACACCAGGGCCAGCAGGGCGAGTCGCGATTCCAGGCCCATCAGATCAGCACCTGCTCGGCGCGCCTGTAGATCGCCAAGCGATCCTCCAGGCCATTCAGGCCGCCGTTAATGCGCCGCGTGATGGCTTCGAACGCCGACGGCCCCTTATCGGCCAGGGAGTTAAGGCCGGCTTGATGCCAGAACCACCCCGCCGAGTCAGCGGCATGCTCAGGGCGCTCGAGGAGTTCGGGGTGGGCCAGCAGGTCCAGGCCCAGCGCCTCGCCACAGCGCTTGTAGTTGTCGTGCCCGGTGACCTGAATCAGGCCACGGCCACAGTACTTCTGACCGTCGCCGTCGGCCTCGGGCGTGTTGCCGAGGCGCGCAGCGAGCTTGCCGGTGTCGTACTTGCTCAGGTACTGGTAGCCGCCCAGCTCGCGGACGTAACGCAGCTGGCCAGACTCATGGCCGACCTGGGCGAGCCACGCACGTTTGCGAAAGGGAGTGACGATCCCCCACTTCACCATCGACGCGTTCAAGACAGGAAGAAAAACGCCGGCTTGGGTGCCGGCGTTGGGGAGGATCTGCTGCAGCTGCTTGAGTGTGACGGTCATCTTGAATCTCCTGTGGTGGCCGCTCAGGCCGGGTTCACCGCGACCACCTTCAGTGGCTTATCGGATTTCGATTTCTTGCCCTTGCCTTTGGCCTTGGCCTTGCCCTTCTTCCCGCCGTTGCATTCCACTGCGGTTGACCAGCCAGAGGCATCGAACGTCTGCTCGACGCTGTCGACCAGGTACTGTCCATCGAGCCCATCCTTGAAGCCCTGGGCGTTGATCACCCGCTCAGCGAACAGATCGGTTCGACCGGCCATCTGCAGGCGCACGCTTGCCGTGCTGCGGTTGAATGCCGCGAGCTTGGCTTTGGCCGCCTGCTGGGCTGCCGACTTGTTCGGGTAGATATGGCGATCGGTGTGCACGCCCGGCAGGCCGGAGGGGGCCTCATCGTTGCTCAGCTCGATGACTGCCAGCGCTCCAGTCTTCTTGTCCTGGTGCGTGGTCTTTACGGCCGACTGCGCATTGCGATCACCGAGTCGGAACTGCCACCGGCTCACGTCCGCCGGGGCGATCGTGACCGTGCCAAAGGCCTTACCGCTGGCACTCAGGCTGGCTTCGCGAGGCATGACCAGCAGCTTGCCGTCGGCCACCTTCGCCGTGCAGTCGTACTGCTTGGCCAGGCGGGTGATGAAGTTGAAGTCGGATTCATTGCGCTGGTCGACGCGATCGACCTTCGTCTGCACCGGACAGACCGGTGTCCAGCCATTGCGCGCGGCGATTTCGCGGACGATCTGCGACAGGGGCACGCCTTCCCAGCTGCCACTGCGTGTGGTCTTGCCGGTGCCGCGCATGTCGCTGGCCTTGCCCCTGATCACCATGGTGCGGGGCGGCGCCGAGACCTCGATCTCGTCGACGGTGTATCGGCCCAGGCGAGCCAGCGCCTGGCCAACGTAGCCCAGGTGGACCTCGATCCGCGCACCTCGAGCAGGCAAAGCCACCGCGGCGTCGCGGTCATCGATCCGCAGCTCGAACTCGTCGGAGTCCATGCCGGGCTTGTCGGTGGTTCTCAGCAGGATCAGTCGGTCGTTGATCAGCGTCGTGATGTCCCTGCCATCAGCGACGACGCGGAAAGTGGGTTGCATAGCCCCTCCAGAATGAAAGAGCCCCGCACTGGGCGGGGCTCGGTGTGTGGCGGTGGGTCATCCCCACAGCTCGATTATCTCGATCGACGGCACCGCCAGTTCGGGCAGCACGATGATCACCCCGGCGCGGTAGGGCTGTGGCTCATCCGCCAACCCAGGGTTCTCCTGCAGCACCAGCTCGACCGTGCCGTTGAGGTGCCCGTAGTGCTGGTAGCACAGCGTGTCGAGCAGATCCCCGTCAGAGGTTCTGCATGTCATTGCCATAACTCACGAACTCCAGTGAGAAACCCTGCTTACGCGGAATGCCGCCGGCCAGCAGCGCGCCTTGCTCTTCGTCCAGGCTGGTCAAGCACCAGGTACCCAGCACGTCGCCGTAACCGGTCACCAGGCTGACCGGCTGTAGCCGGCGAACAATGGTGCGCAGCGCATCCAGCTGCTTGATCCCGCCCCTGCTGGTGAATATCACCCCCTTGAGCGTGATCTTGTCCTCGCCCTGCCCGACCGCCTGCTGCGCAATGGTTCGGGTCAGGCGCTCCTGGCCGGCCCAGCGCGCCGAGGTCTGCCGGCGCAGCTCGTCGAAGGCCGCTGTATCGAGGTTGAAGTAGTACGCCTGCAGCTTGGCATCGAGCGGCTGCAGGATTAGCAGGTGCGGGAAAGGCTTGATTGCATCGGCCGCCGGCGTGGCCAGCGGCGCGAGCGCACTGGACGGCAGGATGTTGGCCAACGTAGGGCTTGCCTGCCCAGCAATGCGGCTGATCGCCGCCGAGGCCCTGCCGACCTGCTCCTTCAGCGAGCCGATGCGGTCTTGCACCGCTGCCGCTCCGCTGACCACCTGGCTGTAGGTTGATGCCACCTGCCCCACCGTGGACTGGGCAGCGCTGATAGCTCGCATGGTGCGTTGGAGCTTCTGGCCGAGGGCCGGGCCAAGGATCGGCAGGCTCTCCAGCTCCGAAGCGGCACCGGTCATATCGCCAACGGCACCGGTCAGCGGACCGAGCATACCGTCGAGGCTGGTACGGCCAGCCTCCCCCGCCGCAATCAACGACGACAGCGTCGATTGCATGGACGCCATGTAGGCCATGGCACCTCCTTAAACGTGAGGTTGATCGAAGAGCTGACCAGCGGCCTGGCGAGCCAGGTTTTCCCGTGACCAGGTTTCCCAGCTGTTGCGGATCATCCCCTCGAGCGAGCGGAACACCTGCTGCGGATCCTTGACGTCACCCTGCACCGTGATCGGCATGTTGGGCATGTAGGAGAACTGCTGGTCGACCTTGGGCGGGTCCGCTTTCGGCTTGGCCTGCTCGAGCGCCTGGGCCACAACGGGCGCCGTGGGAGCGGGCGCTGCAGCTGCGATCGATCGCGCGACATCCCCTGGCGCGGCTTTGTCCTTGTCGGCCTTCGCCACCTGCTCGTCCTCGCCGAACAGTTTCTTGCCCAGCCAGCCGCCCAGGCCCTCACCGCCAAGGCCGCCGATCGCAGCCCCGATGGCACCACCAATCGCTGTACCCAAGACCGGCACAACCGAACCGAGCGCCGCACCTGCAGCACCGCCCGCCAGCGCGCCGGCCAATCCGCCCGCCGCACTGCCGTAGCCCTCAGCCTTCTCGTCCTGGGTTTTCGCGTTCAGGGCTGTCTCGACCACGGTCATGCCTGCATCGAGGATCTTCCCGCCTGGAAGCCTGCCGACCACCTTCGACACCTTGCCGGCGGCACCCATCATTCGGCCTATCCGCCCGACCTCAGCTGCAGCAGTCGCAGCACCTGCGGCTGCCACACCTGTCGTAGCACCTGCTCGAGCGACTCGGCCAACAGCACCCGAAGGAGCGGATCGACGCGGCGCAGGTCCACCCCGGCCCCTGCGCTGCCGGCGGCGCCGTCGACCACCCGGCGCCCCCACGTCGGCCGATGAGCCAAACCCGCCGAGGTCCTTGGCGTTGACGACAAACACACGCTGTGGCTCGCTCCCGAGGCCACCACGATCATCGTTCGCAGCACCCGCGCCAAACACCTTGCCTAAGGCGCCGAGACCTGCATCGACCACCGGATTGCCCGTCTCCGGCAGGTCTCCCTCGCCACCGACGCCGCGCGCCATCCTGCGGCCTCGTGCGAGGTTGATCACCCCACGCCCAACCTTGATCGCACTGCGTGCCGTGAGGAAAGCCATCACCGCCGCAGCAACGCCCGAAATGCCCATGACCAGCCCAGGCAGCTTGTCAGACAGATAGGTGATGCCATGAGCGATCTTGGTCAGCCCTGTTGCCAGCAGATCAGTGGCCGGGCGGATCGCATCGCCAATGCTGCGCATCGAGTCATCCACGGCCTGGCCCAACTCGCTCCACTGCTGCTTGGACGTTTCTCGACGCTCGGCCAGGTTCTTGTCGAGGATGCCCCCTACCTTTTTCGCGTCAGCCGAATCGGCCTTGAGGGTGTTGTACAGCCCCCGGTTCTGCGCGTAGGCCGTGAGCGCTGCCTTGACCTGCATGTCGGCGAACACATCACCGGTACGCAGGCTTCTTTCCAGCGCCTCGAGCGACGCCTTGACCTTCTCCGGGTTAGCCTCCTTGTCGATGTTGGCCTGGGCGTCCTTCATCGCCTGGGCCTTCTTCGGGTCGGTCTTTTCGACGTACTGCATGGCCAGGCCCATGGACGCCTCGATGACGTTCATGCCCTTCTGCAGGCCAGTGTTCAGCGACTTCTGGTAGTCGATCCCGGCCTTTGCATAGTTCTTCTGGATGTCCCCGGCACCGATCTTCTCTATCCAGTTCTTGAAGTTGTTCGCCGCCTCGTCGGCGCTGCCAGCGGTCTTCATCTGCACCTGCAGCATCGAGCCCAGCGAAGTGACCGCATCCAACCCGGTGACACCATTTTTCTCCATGCCGGCCAGCAACTGCGGGAACCACTTGGCCATGTCGGACGCTTCGAAGCTGCCCGCTTGGCCTTGGTACGCGATGGCCTCCAACGCCTGCTGCATGACCTTGGGATCGGTGATCTTGGCGTTCTGCTGCAGCGCCTGGATCATCGCCGCCGTGTCGACGCCCGAGGAGCCTTGGCCGACGGCGAATTTCGCCGCCGTCGGTGCATAGGCCATGGCCTTGTCCACCTCCATACCGGCGCCGACCAGTTGGTTGATCAGGTCCGCCACGTCGTTGCGCGACATCCCGGTATCACGCGCGGTATCGATTACCGCACGGCTGAGCTGAGCCTCTTGCGGCTTGTTGACGATGTCCGACTTGATCGCGATGTCACGGATGATCGCTTGATAGTCCGCACTGATCTTCGTTGGGATCGCCGCCAGACCTGCGCCGACCACGGTGGCACCGATGTTGGACTTGAGCGACGACTTGCCCGCATCGATCTGTTGCCGGCCTTTCTGCTGCAGATCTGCAGCTTTCGCTTCACGCCCGAGTCGCTGGTACTCCTTGGACAGCCGGCCAACCTCGACGCCCTGTTTCTTCAGCGCATCGAGATTGCCCTCCAGGCGCCGCAGCAACCCGGAGGCCGCCGCCGCGCCGCTGTCGTGCGCCTTCTTCCATTCCTCCCGAAGCTTGATCGTTTCGCCGATGGTGTTCTTCAACACCTTCGCGCGGCTGCCGCTCTCCTCGAGCTTTTTGATATGACCCTTGGCGGTACCGAATGCCGAACCAAGCGATGCGGCAACGGCCCCGCCGATTTCCAGCGCGATCGCCAGCTTTGCCATGCGCTACCCTCCTGCAGGCTCAATCCGTGAGCCACCAGACGATGTCCATCCAGGGCATCGCAGAGATATCGGCCGCCGAGAAACCCAACTCCTTTGCCAGCCGCTTGGCCAGCTGTTTCTGAGATCGCGGGTCAAAGCTCGTCGTCTTGCACCAGGCGAAAATAACCGGCCTGCAAGCGGCTGTAGTCCTTCAAGGTCAGGCCTTCGAGGTCCTTCAGGCCGACCTCGGCCAGCGAGGCGAACAGGTTCAGTTCGCGTTGCTCGTCATCGCCGTTGGTGAGCTGCTGTGCAGCGCGGATGTCGCGCACCGTCGGCGCCCGCAGGCTCAGCTTGTCCACCTGCACGCCGTTGCACTCGGCTGGCTTGCTCAAGGTGACGATGACGCGGTCGACTTCAACCTGCAGGTAGGCGGGTGTCTTCTTGCTCATGGGGTGTTGTCCTTGTCTGTGAATGCGTTACAGGCCCAGGGCCTGGCGTTGCTGGGCGAGCTGGTCGACGCCGTCGATCACGCGCTTCATGCCCAAGGCATCGATCTCGTAGATCAGGCGCCCGTCAACCTCGAGCTTGTAGTAGGTCACCGCGACGTTGTGCTTGATCTCAGCCTTGTCGCCCGGCTTCCAGTCGCCCATGTCGACCTCCTTCAGCGCGCCGCGCAGGGTAACGATCACCGGGGTGATCTTGCCCTTGAGGCCCTTGAAGGCGCCGCGGAACGTACCGTTGAAGGCGGTGCCGTCAGCCAGGCCGAAGAACTTCAGCGACTCGCGGCGCACGCCGGTGGTGGTGAAGGCGGCTTCCTGCTTCTCCATGCCCTGCTCCATCTCGATCGGCATGTCCATGCCGCCGGGACGGTGCTCCTCCATCTTCAGGGTGAGCTTGGGCAGGGTCAGGCTGGGCACGTCGCCCTGGAAGCTGACGCCGTCGACGAACAGGTTCAGGTTGGCCAGTGTTTCGGGAATCATCGCCATGGGGGTCGCTCCTTATGCGTTGGCGTCGAGGACTTCGTTCAGCCATTGGTTGGTGACCTCGACGCGGAAGTTGGGGTTTTCTGCCGGCGGGACATCGGTGAAGCGGATGTTCCAGTACACCTTGCCCTGCTCCAGCTGGCTGGCGGTGTTCAGCTCAGGGTCAGCGAACACCTCGAAGTTGATGATCGCGCCCTGGTTCTTCAGGTCGCGCATGAAGGCCTGCAGGCCCTCGGTGACGTCCTTGACGTAGGTGGCCGTGATCGAGCGGTCGACGGCCCACTTGTGGCCGTAGAGGATCGCGTCCATGACGATGTCCATGGTCCGCACGCGGGTAACGAAGGCCCACTTCGGATCGCTGGACAGGGTGCGGTTGCCCCACAGGCGGTAGCCGTCGTCGCGGATGATGGTGGCGATGTTGGCGTTGTTCAGCAGGTTGGCCCGGCAGGTCTCATCGCCGTCGAGGAACTCGATCGGCCGCGAGGTCCCGGTGATGCCGACGAACTCCTTGTTTGACGGCGAGGCCCAGAACCCATACTCGCGGTCGGTCCAGGCAAACAGGCCGGCGACCCAGGCCGAGCTGGGGGCATTCACCGTCGTGCTTGCGTCGGTGTCCCAATACTGCATGCCGGGATCGACCAGGAACGCGCGCTTGGCGCTGAACTCGCCGGCATAGGCCGTAGCCGCTTCGTCAGTGGTGTTTGGCCCGTCGAGGATGGCTATGCCACGCAGCTTGTCCGCCAGGGCCACCAGGGCGGTACCGACGGCCTGGGTGGCGCTGTGCTTGGGCGCGACCAGCAGCCGCGGTTGAGCGTTGAACCGGCTCTTGCCGTCGAGCAACGCCTGCAGGCCGGTGCGCTGACCGCCCGCCTTGGTCCCGCCGATGATCGCCGAGGTCTGCTCAGCGGCGTCCTCGACCTTGGCCACGCCGCACGCGACGATGACCGCCTTGGCGCGGGTGTAGATGGCACGGCAGGCCTTCGTGATCGCCGCGCCCTCGCCGAACGCTGCCACCGCCTCGCGCTCGCTGGTGATCAGCACCAGGTCATTGGCCTTGGCCGTTGCGCTTGGGCCTTCGGTGAACGTGTCGACCAGGCCAATGATCGAGGACGACGGCAGCGCAATGTTGCGCGCGCCGGTGTCGACGTTCGTTACGGTAACGCCGTGAAAGAAACCGCTCATAAACTCTCCAGAAATGAAAAGGCCCCGCGAATGCGAGGCCAGTTAGCAAACAGGTGGGAAACCCGCAGGGGGCGCTATGCAGAGCCATCAGGTATGGACGGCCAGGTAATCACGACGGGATAGCCGTCTTGTTGCTCAATGCGGTTCAAGTCGACCCGGTATTGCTTCCACGCAATTAGCGCCTCGACCTCCGTCTCGGTTGGGGCGCCCAGGTCCGCAGCGTCTTGCAGCGGTGCAATACGAAGAGCCGCCACGGCCAGCAACTGATCACGCCGAGCCAACGCGGCAACGCGTAGTTCATCGTCTGTCGGCGGCAGATATTCGGGGGCGGCCGGGGGCACAAGCGACAGTGCGCCATCCTTGATTGACACGATGAGCCCGTCGCACATTCCGGCAATCGCTTCTCGATATTGCTCGGTAGTGATCTGGATCGAGCCCGGTAACGGGTCGGAAGACACCCCGCCATTGGCTGCATATGGCATCAGTAAATTCTCATGTAGTAAGTGACCCCGACGTTTTTCGGTCGGGTTTCATTGCCGATTCGCGGCGTACCGTTAACGCCGTCAGTCACGACCGGCGTCTTGGTTGCGTTCACCGCGCCATTGACCCAGATGTCGAACGCCGCACCACCGGAGCCGTTTCCAGTACCTGCGGGCAACGTAAAGCCTTGGAGCTGGTCGTTCTCGACAGTGCTGACCGAGCCCGCACGCAAGAAACGGCGTTCGGTGTTGATCAACCGAACAGTGGAGTTGTGCAACAGGCTGCCAGCCAAGTTGACGGTTGCGTGAGCACTCAGCAGCGGCGCGGAACCCGACACAACTTCGCCAGTAAGCAAATCATCGTTGTACGCGTCGGCAGCAGTTAGGCGGATGTAGCGATAGGCCTTGCCTTTGGGTGGCGCCAGCCCGCCGCTTGCGCCGTCAAACACGGGGATCGGAACCCCGATGGGCTGGAACGCCCATGGATCGCCGAGGGCAGTGTCAACCTGGGACTTGGTGTAGGCATCGGTGATCCCATAGCCGCCGAGCGTCGTGGCTTTGGTGGCCTTGCCGATCAGCGCGGTGTCGACCTGGGTCTTGGTGTAGGCGTCGGTGATGCCGTAGCCGCTGAGCGTTGTGGCGGTGGAGGCCTTGCCATTCAGCGCGGTGTCGACCTGGGTCTTGGTGTAGGCGTCTGCGATTCCGTAGCCAGCCAAGGTCGTTGCCTTGTCGGCCTTGCTGGTTGGCGTGAAGTTGCCGCTATGCCACACCTCACGGGTGTTTCCCCAGTCGCTCGGCCCCTTTGTCGAGCGGATGAATAGCTGCGGTTCGGCACCGGCGAACTTGAAGCCCAGCTGCGCCGCTTGAGTCTCCACGGTGTACGGGAAGTGCAGCACCGAGACATAGTTAGCAAGCGTCGTTGCGCCCGACGTGTAGGCATGAAAGCCACCAGGCAGCGCAACGCTGTCAATTTCGGACACCGCAGTCGTCTTGCCAGCCAGGCCGTAACTACCGGACTTGATCGCGTCGGTGATGCCGTAACCGGCGAGCGTCGTCGGGTTGGAGCCCTCAGTCACAATCCCGCGTTCGTTGATCGTGACTTTCGTGTATGTGCCGGCCGGGCGGGTTGCGGGCAGGGCTTCAACAATCCGGGTATCGACGTATTCCCGCGTCGCCAGCACGACCGCCGGATCGATCTTGAGCTGAATATTGGCCGTGCTGGTCACAACGATATTCAGCCGCACTACCTGGGTCTTGCCCGTGCCCTGCGCAAGCAGGGGCTTGAAGCTGGGCGCGCAGTTGGCGACCGCCACCAGATCACCCGCAGCGTCGTACAGACCGATTTCGCGAATCCACCACCCGCCAACATCGGGCGGAATGACCTGCTCAGCGATAATGATGCTGGCATTGCCTGGGTCTACCTTGACCTGATTGAGCGCCGCCCGGCGCCGCTCGTTGATCAGCTTGGTTTGCGTGCGCGATGGCACCGGGTCGGTGCCATTGGCATCCCCTACCCCCATCTGCGCGAAGGTCCAGGGCACGCCCAGGGCGTTCGCGTTGGCCTGCTTGGCTTCCCCCACCGCCGTGAGGACCGCGAAGAACTGGCTGTTCTGGTCAGTCATGAGTAAACGTCCAGGTATTCGATTTGATGATCACGGCCGACATGGCCGTAAGTGCCGCTGACCTCAATGTCGCGCGAGGCCGGCGGATAAACGTCGATACTTTCGCCTTCGACCAGGCTCGCGCCGAGCCGCATGTAACCGGCGCTGGACAGCGCTATGGCAAGGCCAATGAGCTTTCGGCTGACCGGCTTGGCGTCATCGATCAGGCGCACAAGCTCGTCGTACATTTCTTCGGTGATGCCCTGATCGAGCACGCCGACCTTCAGTGCAAACGTGCCTGGCACGTCCTCGGGGACGCTTTGCCACCACTCGCGAACTTCGATCAGGTAGCCCAGCGGCTCGACCACCCGACGCAGCGCGCCGATCGTGCCCTTGTGCGCATGCACGAAGAACGCGGAACGGATCACCGAGCGCTTGACCGACTCCGACCAGGTGTCGTCCCAGCGGTCAACGGACCAGGCCCAGGCCAGTTGGTACAGCAGGTGGGCCGGACAGGTGTCGGGGTTGTACAGGGTCCGCAGGGGGATGTCGGTCAGCTCGTCCGTGGCGACCTCGACGGCGCGTTCCAGCTGGGTGCTGTTCACGGGGAGCAGGCTTTTCATGTCAGCCACCCCACACCACGTCGATCGCCTCACACCAGGCTGCCTGTTCCTTCGTCGGGCGGATGTCCGTCCACCCAACCAGCTCCACGCGGCTCACACCGTCAATGTGCAGCTGGGCATCGATCCCAGACCGCGAAACCTCAAGGCCCAAGCGGCGCCGTGGGTTAACCCATGCTTGCAGCCGAGCCTTGCACGCCGCCAGGATGGCTTCGTTCTCTGGCCCCGCCCCAGACTTGTACAGCACGGCATCGACTCGATACGGCAGGATCTCGGCCGCCTGGACGGTGAGACGGTCCGCTATCGGCCGCACATCGTCGTCACTCAAGTGTGCCCGCACCACCTCCAGCAGCTCCGGCGGGGCCAGGCCTCTACCCTCCAGATCCAGCACCGTGACCACCACCTCGGCCGGGGCCGGGCTTTCGGCGGTCGCGTCCGCCACCCGGCCGGAGGCATTGCGCGCATGCAGGATGTAGCTGTTACGCGGGCCGGCAGTAGTCAGCCCCTCATAGACCAACTGCACGCGCTCACGCAGCGCATCGTCTGCCTCGAGCACGCGCTCGACCGGAGGCACCGCATTCATGTCCTCGGCCTGCACCACCAGCCGCTGCAGGTTCACATTGGCGGCCAGCTGGTCCAGGTCCGCGCCGCGTGCATAGGCCAGCATCAAGGCCTTGGCCGCGTCGTTGACCCGTGCCCGGTTCTGCATGCGCCGGTAAGCGCCCAGCTCGAGGAGCTTGGTGATCGGGTCACTCTCAAGCAGCGCGTCCCATTTGTCCCCCATGTACTGGCGAAAGCGCTGCAGCTCTTCGTCGTACACCCCTTCGAAATCAAGGCTCTCCAGCACCTGCGGCGCCGGGAGCTGCGATAGATCCACTGCGCTCATGCACTCACCTCCAAAACTGCGCTGTCGCCCAGGTACGTGCCGGTCAACTGCAGGTCGATCTTGCCGTCGATGACCGCAAACACCCTTACCCGCTCCAGCTGCAGCCGCGGCTCCCACCGCCCCAAGGCACGGGCGACCTCGGCCTGCACCGCACTCTTCCAGCCCTCGTTCACCGGCAGGTCGATGTACCGGCGCAACTGGCAACCGTACTCAGGGCGCATCCGGCGGCTGCCAACCGTTGTAGTGAGGATGTCCTCGATGGACTGCCGCAGGTGGCCCAGGCCGGCGACCGGCTGGCCCGTTCGACGATCCATGCCGATCACGGTCAGGCCTCCTTGAAGTCGGACCGGTTGCGCATGTAGGCCAGGCCCACCGCGTCCTCGCCGCTGATCGTGACCTGGCCCTGCACCACCTCAAGCTCCACCCAGTCGGGCAGGATCAACTTGCGGCGGGTGTACTCTTGATCGATGAAGGTCACCGGCCCGCTCGGCACCGGTGCCGCTTCTCTGCCCTCTTCAGGCTCTTTCTGTGTTCTGGCCATGCTTTCCTCCAGGCATGAAAAAGCCCGCACTAGGCGGGCTGTGGTCAGTGTTTGTGATTTGCCGTGTTGCCGGCGGTGTCGATGATCCGCCCCCCGCCGTTGATGTCCCCCGTGACCATCAGTGTTCCGTTGATCGTGACCGCGCCGGTCAGCGTAATCGCGTCGGCCTGGGCGGTGATGCTTGAGGACTGGGCGGTGATGGCGTCGTCCGTCAGCACTGCCTGGGAGGCTCCGACCTTCACCGTGACCGTGCCGCTGGGCAGATCGATCGTGTAAGACTTGGCCTGCCAGTCGTAGACCAGGGAGCCACCGTCGTCGAAACGCCAGACATCGACATGGTCGCGGTTGTCCGGCGCCGGGCCGGCGTTGCCGTACAGCCCCGGCACGAACGTGCCCTGGGCAGGCTCGCCGCTGGGACTGATCAGCGCGCCCTGCTCGTCCAGGCTCGGCGCCCGCCAGTGGCGTGCCTTGCCAGCGGCTTGGCTGTGCCAGCGGACCCAGGCGCTGGTCCAGCCGCTGCCGTCCGACACCCGCACCATCGCGGCGGTCAGGTCGACGGCGACCACCCGGCAGGGGATCACCAGGCTGGCCAGCATCCGGTCGTGCATGGCTGATGCGTAACTCATGACAGTTCCTCCGGGCTGACGGGCTCAGCGTCCGGGCCGACCTTCAGCACCAGTGTGCCCGGTGGCTGCCTGGGCCATGGCCACTCTTCCTCGCCCAGGTAGATGATCTGGGTCCACTCCACCACCCAGACCGCGTAACCGTCCAACTCAGGCCGCGTCCAGTCCTGTGCTGCTCGGACGAACTTGGCCGGCTCGACCTCGATGCCCCATGTCTGTATACGCAGCAACACGGTCAACTGAGCCGCCGAGAACGCGGCGATACGGAGGCTAAAGTCTTCCTCCCCCGCGACAATAACGCGCGCCTCGAAGCGCGCCTCCACCCCAACCTCGCCAGTACCAGGGTCCGGCCCCGGCTCCCACTCGACCAACTCAATCACCACTGCGGGGATCGCAATCCGATCAAGCCGGTCAGGCATGGTGCCGACGTATTCCAATGCAGGCAGCGCCTCGGCGATGTGCGTCTCGATCGCGGCGTACAAGCGATCAAGTGGGATCGGATCCTCAGCCATTACCAACCCTCCCCAACAGTTTCTGCAGCTCGTAGTTGAGCTCTTGCCTCATGACCTCCAGCAGCCGCTGGTGGGCCTTCTGTGTCCACGACTCGAAGTGCGGCTTCACGTCTTCCAGCGAGATCATCGCCTTGGCCAGCGGGAAGCGGCTGCCGTTCTCGGCGATCCAGCCCGAGCTGGCACCGCCCTTCCCCGACACTTCGCTTGCCGGGTAGTCGCTTGCCTTGAAATGCTTGCTGGCCGTGCGGATCCAGATATCGGGGTTGCTCCCGTACACCGCCTTGTAGAAAGCCCCTTGGTAGCGGCGTCCTGCCACCGAGACCCCGTTGCGGGTTTGCCGGGGCCGACCCGCGCGGCTTGCTGCGATTGGGTCAAGGCCGAACCACAGCTTGCCGCGACCGTCACCGCCCACCGGATAGGCCCGCAGGCGCTGACGAACCGAGGCCACGGCGATCCGCTCCTGCACGGCGACTGCCCTACCCACGTGGGTGCGCAGCCAGCGCAGGGTCTTGTTGATCGCTCGACGCTGAGCTTTGGCGATGGCCTTGGGGGCCAGTGCCGCGAACGCATCAAACTGTGCGACCTGCTGGGGCAGCGCCTGTAAGGTGATCATCCCGGTACCGGAGGACACCTTGTGATAGCTGCCGACGCTCATGGCGCCTTCCTCAGCACCAGGGCGACCAGGCCGTCGCCGCCGGGCTCGATGTTGGTGATCGTGTAGGTGCCGCCGCCGTCCTCTTCCGGCAGATCGATCTCGACCTTCTGCCGGGACTGGACGCCTGCGTTGTCCGCAACACGGATGACCAGATGCGGTTCACGCAGGCCCGTGTTGATGCGGCCGAGCTTTGGCTGCAGCCAGGGCGCCGAGAACATTCCCAGCACGTCACGGCCCTCGATCCGCGCCGTGTCGCCCAGGACTTCGAACACCGTGTCGTCCACTTCGTCGATCAGGTCCCGGAAGGCCATGATCAGAGCGTCAGGCGCAGCACGGCACGCGGCCGGGTGCAGATGTGCAGTGGGTTGGACTGGGCTTCGCCATCGATGCCCTTACCGAACGGCATCTCTTCTATCTTGCTGTAGTACGGCAGCCCCTCGGTGTTGACGGTTTCGATGTAGTCCGCCGGCGCGTACACCGACAGGAACAGGTCCGAGACGCCTTCGGGCACGAGGCGGGCCTCGTCATCTGGGACGTAAGCATTGCCGCCCACCTTGCCGCGGTAGCGCTCCCAGCTGATGCCGCCGAACTCGAACGACTCACGCCCATCACCGCGCAGCGATGCGGCCTGCTGGCTGCCCTTGTAAGTGTCGACCACCGACTTGTGGGCGATCAGCTTTTTCCAGAAGGTCTTGCCGCAGAAGGCACGCGCGCCCGTGGTGGTGACGTTGCCAAGAGCATCCTCCTGCATGTCCAAGGCATCCACGCACTGGGCCTGAACGTTCGACTCCTGATCGTTCAGGCCCATCGCCAGCCGCTGCTGGGAAACACCAAACACCTTGTAAATGTCCAGCAGCACCGAGGTGCCATCGGCATCGAGTACCTTGCCGTTGAGCGCCCCCATGCGGTGGAACTCGTGGGTGGCGTCGAGCTGACTTCGGGCCTTGCTCAGGCGCTTGTTCACCACGGCCTGGACAGCCTGCAGCTCGGTCAGGGCGCCGAAAGCACGGATGCCCTGAATCTCGTCCGCCTTGATCGCGAAACGTTGAGGCAGGTGGATCGTGTTGAACGGGATCAGGCTGCGCTTGCTACCGCCGACCACCAGACCGGAAGTGCCGCGCTCACCCGCCGGTACCAAGGCGAGGGTATCGCCGTCCTTTTCGATCTGCACTGTCAGGGTCGGGACACCCTCTTCGCGGAACAGGCCCAGCGCGGCCAAGCGGCCGGGAACGTATTCCTGTTCGTTGATGGCTGCGGTCAGGGCCGCAACGCTAAAGGCATCGTCTTGAAAAATGGCGATTTCGGCCATGGGGTACTCCAGAAAGTAAGAACCCCGCTCGGAGCGGGGTTGGGGGAAAACGTTGGGTCAGGTCAGCGCAGGATGATGAAGTGCGCAGCCAGGGCTTTTTCAGCATCGACATCGACGCCGGTCAGCAGGGCCTCGGTGACCTCGGCCAGCCGCACCACGGCGCGACCGCGGCGGGTAGTGTCCGACTCGCCGAGTGGGGCGAACAGGATGCAGACGGCGTTTTCGCTACCATCCTCCGCTGCGGGGCTGTAGGCGGTGAACTCGCCGCTCGCGGTGAGTCGCCCCAGCACCTGTCCAGCGACCAGGGCCGGGCCAGCTGCGATGTCGATGGCTTCGCGGGAGATCTTGCCCGCCCCCTCAGAAAGCAGGAACTCACCGGCGTGAACCGGCTCCAGCTGGATATTGCTCATGGTCGTGCTCCTTTGTTGGCGGCCTGCCGGCGGGCAGCCCAGATATTGGATGGGTTGGGGAGTTGCGCCTTGACCTTCTCCGGCTCGTCGTCGGCCGGAGGCAGGCTGTTGTCGATCTCAAAGCCTTTGCCGGAGCTGACCAGCTTCTCGAACAGGCGAGCCCGCACCGCGTCAGGCTCCAGGCCCGCGTTGACGTACTCCGCCGTAAGCTCGGGCAAGCGCGCCGCGACGCAGAGGTCGTGAACTCCCTTAGCCCGTGTCAGCGCGGCCTGCACGGTGGCCTGGTCGGTCAATTTGGTGGAGGCGATCAAGGTCTCGGCCAAGTTGCTGATACCGGCCTTGGCGCAGCCCTGGGTGATCATCAGCGCCAGCTCCGTGGAGGCTGCTGGATCAGGCGGGGTTGCTCCAGGTGGAGTTGCTGGGTCATCGTCCGGTGTCTGATCGGCCAGCTGATCCAGCAGCGCCTGCGGCGTCTGGCGGTACCGCTTCATCGCTGCGCCCTGCGCCAGGCAGGCTTTGACCTCGACCCCGTTGCCTACCTCATCAGCCAGGCCGAGCGCCAAGGCTTCCTGAGCCGTCAGCCAGGTCTCATCGTTGACCATCCGGCGCAGCTCGGCGTCGTCGATGTCTGGGGCCTTGGCCCGGTACGCCGCGATGATGGCTTCGAAGGTCTGGTCCAGGACGTCAGCGACGCGGCGCAGGTCCTCAGCATCGCCGCTGGTCCAGGTCCACGGGTTGTGCACCATCAGCATGGCGTTGGAAGCCATGACCAGGCGGTGGGCGCCACAGGCCGCGACACTGCCGGCACTGGCGGCCAGCGCATCGATACGCGCGGTACAGCGCTCGCCAAGGCGATTCAGCGCGTTGTGAATGGCCAGGCCGTCGAACAGGTCACCACCAATGGTGTTGAACGCCACCACGACCGGCGACACGCCGTCGTCGATCGCCTTCAAATCCTTGATGAACTCGTTCGCAGTGATGCCCCAGCCACCGATCTCACCGTAGATGTAGATCTCGATGGGGACAGGCTCGGTGTTGGCTGCGCCCTCGCCTTCGGCCGCTGCGCTGATCTTGTACCAGTGCTGGTCTTCGACCTTCGGCGCCGAGGGCACCTTGTTGAAGATGCGGAACGGCATCAACGGCTTCAACGGTTTCATGGTTTCTCCTTCTCGTCGGGATCGTCATCGATCGCCGACAACGTGCTGTAGGTGAGGCCCAAGGTCTTCGCCCGGGCGAGATCGGCGGCGTTCTCTTCGTCCACCACCTCTGCATCGGTACCGCCTCGCAGGCAAACCTCGCTGCGTGACGCGAAGCCCGCTGCGATTTCCATCGTGCGCGATTGAACGTCTTGAACCGGATGAATGTAGGCCCAGCCCTGCGGCACCCAACGGGTACGCTGGTACTCCCGACGCCGCAGTGAGTAATCCGGCAAATCGAGCGCCCCGGCGAGGACCGCCATGTCCAACCAGGCTTTGCGCACTGGCCGGCACAGCTGGTGGACGTACACCTGGAACTGGAGCTGCTCCAGCCGACGCCGAAACTCCGTCAGCACCACACGGATCGCCCGATCGTTCACGCCCTGCATGTCGCCGGTCATCAGCTCGTAGGGCAGCCCCGATCCAGCCGCTGCAGCCATCAGCTGCTGCCGCATGAAGTCGGGATAGTTGTTGCCCGCGTCTGGCGGGTCCGAGAACTCGACCTGCTCACCAGGGAGCAGCTCCTGCATCGTGCCAGGCTCAAGCCCCACCATCGGCGTGAAGCCATCGCGGTCGAACTTGACCGGCGCACCGGTCAGCGGGTCGATCTGTGGGGGGCCGTCTGGAGAGGGCTTGCGAACGAAGCCTGCGAACAGGTTCGCCACCTCCTGCCGGAACAGCACCGCGTCGTCGAAGTTGTCCAGGCTGCGCAGGCGCTTCAGCACGGGCGCCAAACGCGGCACCCCACGCAGCTGGCCAGGCTCCAGCGGCTCGAATACATGCAACATCTGCTCGGCCGGGATCCGCACCAACTGGTTGTAGCCAGCATTCAGCGTGGACTTGTCGCTGGGGTGATTGCGATAGCACCAGTACGCCACGCGCCGGCCCATTCCGTTGAACTCGATCCCGGCCCGGATGACGTTGCCGAAGCGGGTAACCTCGAACTTGTCGTGCGGCACAAACTCCGGTGACAAGCACTGCAGTTGCAGCGGCACCGCGTAACCATCCTCCGGCCGGCGTGGACGCAGCCGGATAAAGCATTCACCCGACTGCTCTACGGTGCGCGCCACCAGGGCTTGCTGACCGTAGAAGTCGGTGAGCTGATCGGCGTCTGCCTCATCGACCCAGTCCTCCCACAGCTCCTGCATCGCCTTGCGGACTGACTTGTCGAGCAACCTCGGATGCGGCGTGATGCCGGTGCCAATCAGGTTGCTGACCCGCTTGTCGATGACGTTGGCCGCGTAGGGGTCATTGCGCACCGCGCTGCGCGAGCGGGAGCGCAGGTTGCGTAGGGCCGGCATGATCAGGCTGTTCACGCCAGTGTCCGGCGCATCCCAACCTGATGAGCGCCGTCCCTCGGCGGCGCCTTCGTAGCTGGCTTTGATCCGCTCAGGCACCAAAATGCCTGAGCGGCCGAGGGACAGATAACGTCCACTCACAGTCCCTTGCCCCCATGGTAGACACGGGTCACGCGCGAGCGCGGCCCTGCGGCGCTCACCAGTTCGGTGCGAATCAGGTCTCGGGCCTTGATCAGCTCATCAACCGTTCGATACTCGACGGTGCGGTCCGAGTAACGAACGATCTTTTCACCGCGCGCAATCGCCCGCTCGACAGCGTCGAGGTGTGCTTTTGTGTAGGCCATGTCAGCGTCTCTTCAGGTAGCCGCTGCTGTAGCTGCGGCGTTGCATAGGTTGAGGCGCGGCTCTCGGAGCCGGCAGTGGTGGCGGATCGGGGCGCCTGGTCGGTGCCGATGCCGGCTGCTCGACCTCTTCGTCCTGGTCGTCGCCGTCTGGCTCGCTGGCCTGGGGCCGGGCTGGCTGCTGCTCGCCCTGGTCGAACAGGCTGGCCTGCGCAAGCGCCTGCCGCAGCTTGTCCCAGTCCTGTTCGCCATAACGGTGCAGGCCGAGGAAGTTGGCCATGGCCAGGTTGTACACCATGAGGTCCAGCGCCTCGTTGCGCTCGGCTTTGCTCTTGACCCACTCGATCCGCTTGTAGCCCTTCACGTAGCGGGCGATCTTGCGTTCGGCCACGCACTGCTGGAAGAACTCATCCGGCAGGTCCTTGGCGAAGTGCAGCGCGCCCGGCCCCGTCTCGAAGCTGTAGCGGTTGTAGATCCAGTCCTTGGCGGTGTCGGTACCAACGATCCACAGCTCGGCGCCGTTGCGCTCGGTCTGCCCCTTCCAAGTGACGTCCACCTGCGACGGGCGCTGGGCGATCACTGGCCGGCCCGGCTTGCTCGCCCCCTTGAGCGCGAACACGTTGCGCCAGCGGCGCACGCGGGTGAACTGGTAGACCTCATGCGTGTGGTGGCCGCCGGAGTCGATGCCGGTGGCCAGGATCCCCAGGCTGACGCCGCAGGGGTGCCGGTACCGGATCTTGAGACGGTCATCCAGTAGAGCCCAGGTACGCTCGTCGGCCGGATCGCCAGGGATCACCTGGTGATCGACCACCCAGCGCTCCATGCCGGTGCCCCAGGCCATGACCATCAGTTCCAGGCGGTTGGCCTGGACATCGACGGATGCCGTCAGCGCAAGCGCCCCCACGGGCAGGGTGCCCAGCACGTAGTCTTCCTGAAGCGCACGGGCCTGCAGCACCTCGGCCTTGGTCTGCTCGATCGCGCTATCCCAGACCTCGGCCAGACGGGTGTTGTAGAACACCTGCATGGGTTCAAGGTCGCCGCGGTCCTGGGCGCGCTTGGCCTCCTCGAACTCGCGGGCCAGCATGGCCCAAGAGTGCCAGCCGAGCGGGGCGTACAGTGCATTGAGGTGGAAGCTCACCGTTTCGCCGTCGCCCTGGGCGTGGGCACGCCACTCGCCCTTGGCCAGCATGTCGGCCTTGTGATGCTCTTCGATCAGCACATCACACTCAGCGCCTTCGCATTGGTAGTGCACCCTGCTGAAGTCCGGCGAGTACATGAGACGATCCCACTTCAGGACCTGCATGTGTCCGCAGGTCGGGCATGGCACGTAGTAGTGCCGCTGATCCCCCATCAGGAACAGGTCGTCAATCCGCGAGGCGCCTTTGATGAGCGGCGAGCTGGAGAAATAGAACTTGGCGTTACGGCCGAAGGTACTGCCCCGCGCCTCGGCCAGCTTGATCGGGTCGCCCTCTTGATCGACGTCGACGTCCCAGCGGTCGACCTCATCGCCATACACGTAGCGGGCGGACAGCTCCGACAGGTTGGCAGCCGAGCCAGCGGTGGTGGCGTACAGCGTGCCGCCCTCGAACTCTTTGGTGTCCATCGTGTTGCGTGCATCCCTGGAACGGTTAGCCGCCACGCGCGCCTTGAGTTCTGGCGTTGCGTCGATCGTCTTGCCAATCCGCGAGGACACCCGCTTGGCCAGGGCCAGGCTGGGCAGCAGGGTCAGGATGTTGGAAGGCGCCATGTGGATCAGTGCGCCGATCCAGTTCAGGGCGATCTGGGTTTTCATCAGCTGCGATGCGACCTTGGTCACCACCCGTTTGCAGGGATGGGCAGGCGACAGGCAGCGCATGGGTTCGCGGGCATACGGGGTACGCGCGGTGCGGTACTTGCCGGGCTCGGCGGCGCCGGTATCACGCGGGATCCGCATGTACTCGTCCGCCCACTCGTCTACCCACAGCTCGGGGTCAGGCGTCAGCCCTCGGCAATACGCTTCGCGGTACACCTTGGCACCGTCTGCGTATCCGGTGGGCATAGGCTCAGCTCTGTGTGATGGCTCGGTCGAGGTCGGCACTGCTCATCTTGTTGACCTCGATGAAAACGCGGCGGAACGCGGTGGCAAGGTGCTTCTCGATGTCCCATGGATCGTCCATCCCCACCAGCTCGGCAGCGAGCTGGGGTGCAAGGCCGAAGAACTGGTCGCGAAGCATCCGGCCTGCGGCGTAGGCCGCGTCTTCCACCGCCTTGCGCTCGACCAAGTCGCCCTGGACCTTGTGGAACTCGGCCTCGGCCAGCTGCGCCAGGTAGAACTCGCGATGGGCTTTCGACCGCTGGAAGTTGTGGCCACTGCCCGGCGCCGGATCCGGCTGCTGCACCGCAGATGTGTCGCGGCCTGGCTGGAGCTGGCTGCGCACGTCGCGTTCTATCCGGGCTTCTTCATGCCGGGCCGCGACCGGCGCCTTGGCCGGATCCGCCGATTCGGCCAGCAGCACCTCGGTGGCTTCGACGTCGACCTTGCCGTCGGCAGTCAGCACCAGGCGCTCCTGCTTGGCCAGTTTGGAAACGTAGGATTTCGACCATCCATTGCGGGCGGCGAACTCCGATTTCGTCAGATGGGTCATGTCGAAAAGTCCAGTTCACCCAATGAATTCAGGGGGTTAACCAGTTCACCGCAGTTCACTAAGCGGGTGAACCGTCCGCTAACAAAGAATCGCGGGTTCCCGGTCCCGTACCCGGCGAAATTCGCCAGGGTCCCCCGCCCTTCCCAAGATTCCGGGCGGGTCACTGACCCGACTCACCTGCCTGGGGCTCCACCTGCCCGAGGCCCAGCCGCTTGGCGGCCCAGCGTTCGTACAGGTTGATCGCAACATCGGCGCCGGCCATCGCGGTTAGGCAACCAACCGCTGCCGCCGCCCACACCGAAACCCCGAGGGCGTACAGCAGCATGTTTGCCGACAGGCCGCAGGTCACACAAGCACCCGAGCGTAGCGCGAGCCGGCGCATTAGCCCCCAGCCGCGTGCGCCCGCCTTGTCTGCGCGCCACATCTCACCGGACACCCCGCCTACCAAGGACAGCACTATCACCATCCAGATGGGCATCTCTACTAACGTTTGTTGCTCACTTGTCATGCGAGGCTCCAAAATCCTGCTGTTATCAATAAGTTCGATGAGGTGGTGCGATGGATAGCTTTCTAACTGTACTCAGCACACTGGGCTCGATCGGTGGAGTGTTTGGCCCCCTGATCGCATGGGTAGCATTGAAGCCTGAGCAACGCGTGGAACTGCGCAAAATCTTAAAAAGGCTTTGGGAGCACTCAACCAAGATCCTCCCCGTGCTCCTCGCAGCCTTCACCGCGGGAATGAACATTTGGGAAATTTACGCATTCGGAAAATTGGACACAGCACCAACAAGGCAGGACATACTTGTTCTACTGATGAATATCTGGAACGCGGCCTCATACTTCTTTTTCGGCATGGTCCTATTCGTTTATTGGCTCAAGGACGTTATAAAAAAGGATTTCCCATTCCAAGCGCAGACTTGAAATGAAGAACCCCACCTGAGGTGGGGTTCTGACTTAGCGCCTAAGCACACTTTTCATATCGTGGCGTCTTTTTACCCCCGACCGGAAAAACCGAAAAGAGGCAATTTTCGGTACGTCACAATGTGGGCGCTATGTAGCATCAATGTTGCACGCATGTTGCATTGGCACCCGACGAACGGTATGGCTTCGATCTGGGCCAGACCGCGCCGCCAGGATCCCTTGCACCTGCAGATGCATCGCTTTAACCCAGTTGCGATAGGTACGGTCCGCATCTTCGGCCAACCCTACCTGGCGCATCTGCTCACGGACGGGCGCTTCATGCAGATAGCGAAATACCGCCAGTCGAGCCAATACCTTGCCACGCTTGTCGCGCCGTTCCAGTTCGGCCACAGCGGCATCGACTTCAGCCGCCGCATGATCAAGCCCAGCACCTGCGACCAAGATGCTGGAGCCTGAAGCTCCACCGCGCGGTGCGACGCCCTTCCACTCCATGATGCTGCCCATCTGGCTGCCCAAACCGGAACCCAGTCCGACACGTGCGCGCTGTTCCGCCCAATGGCGCATCAACATCTCGACGTCAGCAAGCATAAGTGCCCCTCAGCTCCGGCGACCGGAACGTCTCTCCGCTTCAACTTCGTTTTTCAGGGCGGCGTTGCGATTACACATCGGCTCCAGCATCGCGATGACGGCTAAGTAGTCAGGCAGGTGATCGCTAACCAGGATGTAGTCAATCACGCCATCATGGGCTTGAACGTCGAAGACATGTAGAACCCCTGGCAGTTGTTTGAAGGAGGTGTCAGCCGAGCGCTGGTAGTGGCGGTACACATCCTTCGCATCATCCCAGAGATGAAAGCCCATGGTCTTCAAGTAATCGTCGCCATCGCCGATATCTCCCCACTGCTGTCCCGAGTACAGCTCCATCTCCTCAGCAACACGTTTCAGTTGTCCATTCTCTACGGTGTAAACAGCCATTTTTAGCCTTCCTACGCTTATGGTTGATGTCGGATCATTTGTCTGAATTCTGTCGGAATGATTAATCCCTTTAAATTCAATAAATTAGCATCTAATTCAGACAATCAGACAGGTATTTGAGAAAGCCTTACGTATGGGAGCGCGCGCACGCGCACATGAGGATTTTCAAAAAGTCTGTCTGATTGTCGGATTGCCCGATTTCATTGGGCGAAGCACTGTCGGAACGTTGTCGGAATAGTGTCGGATTGTCGGAATCAAAAAGGTCCCGGCGGGGGCAATACGGGGCGGTCGAAAGCCGTCGTAAATTTACGGCATTCCAGCCCGGCCTTGCCAGCCCAATCGCGCCCTAGCTCGCCCTTCTCCGCCAAGAATGATGGCGTGACATAAATCCGCTTGGTGATGAACTGATCCCCCTTCGTGGGGTAGCGAATGTCGGTGCGTGCCTGTTTCAAATCCCTCACAGCCTCCTGCGTGAAGTCGCGCTGTCGGCGCTTGAACTCGTTCGCGCCATCACACCACTTACAGAATGCGCGCCACAAGTCATCTTGAGTAACAGCATTCGTCACTGGGAACTCTGTCTCCCCGGCCAGCCATCGGCGCACGAAATACCGTGGCGCGGGAAGGCTGCCATCAATCAGTCCCTGCTTTTCCTCATTGAGTGGAGGCTTGGTATGAGGGTTGAAGTCCGTCAAATCTAGGCTCATCAGGTATTCATAGAACGCCGAGATACCGCCTGTCTCGATCTCGCTCACCAATGCCTCGAAGTACTCCTTAGGTGGCACCCGGTCCACATACAGCACCAGGTACCGACGATCCCCATCATCCAATGCCAATGGTACCGTGGAGTTTGAAAGGAACACGAAATTGAGGTGATTCTTCTCTTCCCTCACCGGCATGTTCTTCTCGTTGATCTGTAGTGTCTCCCCGGTGACCAGGTGCTTCAGCACCCCCTTGTAGTGCCGCATTTCTTCACGGCTTACCACCTCTTCAGCCAGCGCGAACAGCTTGCGGCTCTGCCAGCCCGTGAACTGGCTTTCCAACTGCGCCTGCCCGATGGTGGTGCCGTACGCGCCATAGATCTCCCGCACCACCTTTTCCCACAGCAGGCTTTTACCAGGCCCCTCGGCGCCGAACATCACCACGGCTGTCGCCATCTTCGCGCCAGGGTTCTGAAGCGGATAGGCAATCCACTTCAACAAAAAACGGTACTCATCCGCGCGGTTGTTACACAGCAGCCCCAAGTGTTTGAGAATGCGTTGGCATCCCTCTTGGCCGCGCTCATCCCGCTCTGCATGAAACCCATCGAACAGGTTCAACATCATCGGGTTGCAGGTCTCAGTCGGGTCAAAAACCACGTCCTGCGCCATCCGGCGATGCTCACTCTCTTGCCACCACTTGTACGTGGTCCGCCCTACCGCCTCTCGAATGGCAGACAGCTTGATCATCCGCCCCCGGGCGCAATCCCAGGCGACGTCTGAGCCATAGATCACCACGAAGTCGCGCAGCAACTCCTGCTCGCTGATTCGAAAGCCCCCCGAGCCCCCAGGTGTGTGTGAGCCAGCCTGAAAATCATCATCCGGCCACTCTCGAGAAGGGGCGTGGGGAGGAGATTCAGAATCTGCAGCGACAGACACAGGCACAGATCCACTTTCAGGTACCGCCTGCTCACCGGAAGGGGCGCGGGGAGGGCCGCTGGGCACCATCCTCGCCTCTCCCAACGCAGGCGGCAAAGGCGCCCGGGACTGCCCCCCCAGGCCGAGCTGCCGTGCCGCTTCCTTGGTAGCAGCACGAACGTCACCCCCATGCTCGAGGATGCAGTACACGTCGAAAGCATCGTTCTTGTGCCCATTCGCCAGCGGGTCGGAGGTGTGGTGCGAGTAGAGCTTGTCCTCGTTGATTGTCACCCCGGGCATCCCCGAGCTGCTGTGCGGGCTCAACCACTTCCCGTCGATGCGCTTGTAGCCATGCGCCTCGATCATCGTGGCGATGTCATGGATGCGGTTGAATTCCGGGATGACCTCGGGGAGCTTGTCACCAGATCGAACAGCAGCTGGAGATGGCCTTGGCAAGGGGCGAGCCGCAGGCATAGCCGGCTTCGGCCTCCATGGGCAAACGGCCTCTCCTTTGGGCTTGAACTCGTCCCAGCCCTGCCAGATCGCCAGCAGCTCGGGCGGAAGCACCGGCAAGCCGCTGGCGACTGGCGCAGTGCGCCATGTGTAGGGCTTGCCCGTACCGGGGTGAATAGAAGGCGGCAGCACGTCCTGCACCAGGCCGCCCCGCAACTCGAAGACGGTCACTTTCTTGAAGGGCTCAGCCGCCAGGCGGAAAGCCGCTTCTCGGTCGGCATCTTCCTGGTCTACAGCTGCTTGGACCTGTGCCATGAGCCCCTTGTAGATGGTGCCATCGGGGTCGTTCTTGTTGGGCCACACCAAGGCGTGACGGCTCAACTCAACACCCTCGGGGACGCGGAACATCACACGGAAACGCTCAGGGTTACCCACGGAGGTCGGGTATGCGTCTGCAAGGGCGTCAACGTCGAGTCCAAGCGTCTGCTGCAGGACCTGCCGCGTCAGCTCGACATCATCGACGTCCAGCGAACAGACACGACTAGGCCCGAGTACCACCCCTAGGTTGTGACTCGGGCGCTTCGTCCAGAACGCTTCGGCATCAGCGGCGACAGTGAAGTAGCGACCGGGCTGGTTCCACCCCTTACCCTTTGGCCCCTTCTCGCCTGGCTCGATGGGAACCAGGGCCAAACCAAAGGTTTCAATGTAACGCCGCGCCCAATCAGCTGTGGTAGGAGTTGGGCGCGTACTCATCTGCGACGCTCCCGTAGTCCTTGGCAGTTGATACAGGTTTCACAACCTGCGACCGACTGCTGGCGGGCCAACGGAATAGGCTCGTCGCAATCCTCGCAGAACTGGGCACTCGGCTTTTCAGGAAGGCGCGCAAGGCGCTGCAACGACAACTGCAGGAAGTACTCAGCATGATCGTTGGCGAAATCGACGGCATCAGCCATGGTTTGAGTCCTCCATGGCCTCGCGGGCACCTGCCATGATGGCGAGCACCTGCCGGATAACCTCCATACCACGCTGCTCCAGGTCCAACACCTCTGGCAAAGTCCAGACGTTGTCGGAGGCACCATCATGCAGGCTACCCACGAACTGTCCCGACTCGTCGAGCAGCTTCGCGACCGCCTGCAGCGCGTCGTTGGTGGCCGGCACCGGTTCGGGGCGATACCAGACCGCACCGGCAGGACGGACAAGCGCGTCGAGCAGCCGCGAATCACCAGTCCACTGGACGATCTCTTCGAGCTCGTCGGGGGTTGGCCAGCGGCGTTCGTCGGTGTGGTGTAGCTTCTTCTGAAGGGTATCCACCTCAAGCCCCATGTCGAAGGCCAGCTTGGTGATACCACCGTGATAATCACGACCAGCGCGATAGAGCGCCTGCCGCAAGGGGAGGACCGGGCCAGCGCCCGGCAAAAGATCAATCCTGCTCATAACCGTAAATCCTCGGTTTACGGCCTAGTCATAGGATCATGTACGACCTATCCTACGACCACGACCTGTGTGCTGTGCCTTGCGTGCTGTGCGGGCATGGCATGCGGTAATAGTCGTCCGGCTTCACTTGTGAGAGAGGGTGCCGGACGACGAGAGTGATAGTGCGTTGCGCTGTCATAGCTGGGCCGGGAGGTGAGAGTCCTGGCTCAGCGTTCTTACTTCTGCTTATCTTTGGCCATCTGCATCTGTTCCTCGCAGAACAGTTCGATTGCCTTACCTACCTCGTAGCGGACCGCCGCCCCTCTTGTCGCTCTGTAAATAGTTGGCTGGGTTGTCCCCACCCGCTCAGCAATCGCGCGCTGGGAAAACCCCAGGTCGATCAGCTGTTGAAGCATCTGTTGAATAGTCATGACGCCCACCGATGCGTTAGCGAATTGAAATCATAATACCCAAGCGAATTGGTGCAAGCAATACAATTCCAATACGTTAACGAATCAGAGCTATAAGCCGTGATAGGAAACCGCGTCGCACAGCGTATGCAGGAACTGAGATGGTCTGAAGGGGAACTAGGCAGGAGATCAGGGGTGCCACAACCCACGATCCACCGGATCCTGACGGGTGTTTCCGCCAGCCCACGTCAAGCTAACGTGGAAAAGCTAGCAAAAGCCCTCGGGGTCACGACCGAATGGCTCTGGAAAGGCGGGGATGACCCAACGCTGGCACCTGGCCAGAATTCAAATGTTGAGCTGGGCCCAAGGGTTCGCGGCTTCGTTCCATTGATTTCCTGGGTACAGGCTGGTGCCTGGTGCGAGATGCAGGACGATCTGGAACTGCAGAGCGTAGAGACCTGGCTTCCTTGCGCTGTATCCCACAGCAGCTCCACTTTCGCACTCCGCGTACGCGGGCTGTCAATGTTCAATCCCCATGAGCGCCGATCTTTTAGGGACGGGGATATCATTTTCGTAGACCCCGCAAAGGAGTACGACAACGGCTCCTTAGTCATTGCCAAGCTACCTGATAGCAAGGAAGCTACGTTCAAACAGCTCGTGATCGAAGGGCAGCGACAATTCCTCAAGCCTCTCAACCCCGCCTGGCCTGACCCGATTATTGAGCTACCTGACGACGCGATGATCTGTGGCGTCGTTGTCTCAAAAGTCGAGATTTTCTAGGCGTCTTCGACCAAATCAATACGCTTATGCATTGACCGTCAAAATTCGTTTGAGTATTGTCTGAGCCACACCCTCTCTCTCACTGAGGTTCTGACATGCCAAACGCACAGCACACTCCATCGTGCAAGGTCTACTTGCACCCAATGACCTGCAACCGCCCCTCCCAAGTGGCGGCATTCCAGCTCCGCACAGGCCTTCAAATCGTTGCCACTCCCCGTGGTAACGCTCAAGCCGTTCCCGCAACTGGAGGTGCTGAATGAGCGAGTTCACTATCCCCCTGCGTCGGATTATGGTGCTCGAGCGCACTTTGGAGCATGGCGGTACCGCGACCTGCAAACTGCAACGCCCTGAGACGTCGCTGGATGCCCTCGTCTATGTCGAAAACGACAGCACAACTCACCACATCAAAGTGACGATGGGGCCGCTTGTCAGCTCTCTGTCCCTCCCACGCAGGCTGGTCACCAAGTGCCAGTCATTGCGCGATTTCCTGCAAGATTTGGCCAATGGCCGGGCTGACTCTGGCGCCCAGTCCGAAGAAGCAATCGCTCTCATGGAAGCGCAGGAAAGCATTGACGAGGTGCTGTGCGTCGGCCAGATCGCCTATGTCATCACTACCGTCAACCGCGACCGCCCCCTGGGCGCGGTGGTGACTAATGACGAAGGCGAAATTTGTGTAGCTGTCACCGCAGCTAGCAAAGAGCTCCTCGCCGAAGCCGTGCGCGCGAAGCTCTGGCCCGGCCAGGATGGGGTTGGGGGTGCGCATGAGCACGCTTAAGCAACTCCGCCGAGAGTGGCCCACCATCTGCCCGACCCTGACTGAAGTGAGAGAACGCTACTTCCCTCACATTGGCTCGGACCGGTATTTCAAAACGTTGATCAACAAGGGGCGTATCGACCTCCAGCTGAGCAAGATTGAACCCTCTGGGAAGGCTCAGACCGTGGTTTACCTGCATAACCTTGCGGCGTACCTCGACCGCCAAGCAGCACTCAGCACCCAAACCGCTTGAACTAGGCCACCCCGGCCACCAGGGGAAACAAGCCCGCCACCGGCTCTCACCTACCCCGGCGGCGGGCATTTTTGGAGCACAGCACATGCAACCGTACCAGTACGCACTCGCCGCCGGCATCGCCTGGATGGTCACTCTCATCATTCTCCCTTTCCTAATCGCAAAAGCCCGCCGTCTCGCCTATGCCCGCGGATTCGAAGACGGCAAAGTGTTCTACGATCAGGCCCTCAACCTTCAACTCAAGGAAGCGAAGCAAGCCCAGGCAGATCTGCGTGTGGAGCTAGAGCGCAATAAGCAAAGCTGCGAGCTGCAACTGGCCGCCCGCCAAGCGAGCATCGCCGCCCTCAAGGCCAGCACCACCGAGCTGCAGGCGCGGATCAAGTCCTACACCGGCATGGCAGTGACCGGGACAGATTACGAGAAATTGATCAGCACCGCCGAAACGCTACGGTTAGCCGCTCGGACTATGGCGCTCTTCAAGGCGCAACCGCACTCTGCCCTTGCAAACACTCAAGCCGGCGAAGTCGAGGAACTGGCTAAGCGCGTTCACGCCCACATCCGCGCCACACCCACAGCAGCCACCATCACAGAGGCCAAGGTATGAGCTCCCTTCTCCTAAACGGATCACATAACGACTCCGAGCAAGACGCAGCCGCTTGGGTCGGCCAGGCCGGGCTGTACCGCACTCGACTGGAAGCCTTGCAGAACGGCGAGCAGCAGATTGAACCAGTTTCCACCGACAGGCTGATCGAGCTCGCACGCAGCCATATGCGCGAGGGCCACAGCTATGCCCAGCCGCGAAAGGAGAAACATTCATGAACACAGCTTTTGTGTTGATGGCGCAGTACAACGGCCAGGCAATCATCTCGCTCGAACAGGTGTGCGCCGACTACTTCACGCACCTAACCCCGCTAGTATTCCAACGCAAGGTGCTGGCAGGGGAGATCAAGCTGCCTATAACCCGACTTGAATCTAGCCAGAAAAGCGCCCGAGGCATCCATATTGCCGATCTAGCTCTTTACTTGGATCAGCAACGGGAAGCTGCGCGCAAAGAGTGCGCGCAGTTGAACAAGACGCTTCGGGCAGGCTAGCTGGGAGATTGCACCTCATTTAGTCCGTTTCACCCGCCCTGACTGTCTGTTTGCACGAGCCTACCATCCAGTTGCATTTAACTCGACCACCCACTATCGATGGCCGGCGATCGTCGGCTATCGACACATAGCCGCCCTTCACGGAGCACAGCTATCGGCCAAAAGCGGACCTGTTCCCCCTCTACAGAGAGACCGTAGTTTGCAGGCCGTGGTCAATGTGGGCGCTAAAGGAGCACCATAGATCTTTACTATTTATCGCCATGCAGCGATGATGGCACTTGGCCAAAAGCCATGAATGCAGTTCAAATAAAAGCTTATATCAACTGATTCACAAATATGAGGGGGCTTATGAAAATAACTCGAGTAGTGGTTAAAGGACTGTTCGGCGTTTTTGATCACGACATTCCGCTTAAGAAAGAAAGCGGCATAACTATAATAATTGGCGAAAACGGCTTAGGGAAAACAGTAATACTAGAGTCTATAAATGCCTTCTTCGGCGGAAATTTCAATTTCTTCACAACCCTTAAATTTGATAAATTTATATTCCACTTCGATACAAGTGAGTGCTGGCACTTAATCAAACAATCCGCGAGTGACGGCATAGCTCTTTCCATCGCAAAGGATAACTCCGAAAAACCTTTGCCAAAGCTAAGGTATGACCGAATTTTTCATAAAATCGCAGATTCTCGAGATCCTCGAGATCCTCGAGAGGTTCGAAGACGCGCAAGGGAGAGAGAACGGAGATATGAGTATGAGCACATACTATTTGACACCTCGCGGGAGGAAGTCACCAGGTATATGATCGAGCGTGACATGATGGAACGTGACATGGAACGCCTAATATACGCACGCCATTATGAAAGGGAAAAAATAAGTCCACCCAGGTGGTTTGTAGATGGAGTAGCCAACACCAACGTCAGCTTAATTGAAACGCAACGAATTATTTCACCAAAAGAGTCTGGGGGCGAGTCATATGTAAGCACTGTAAAACATTGCTCAGGCGAACTAAAAGAACTGATATCAAAAACCATTAAAGAATCCTCAGACATATCATCCGGCCTAGACAGCACTTACCCAAGCAGATTAATATCAAAACTGCGCGAAAAGACCGAATACACATATGATGAGCTCAATAAAGCTCTATCTGCCTTAGATGAAAAACGGAAAAATCTCTCCTTGGCAGGACTAGTTGTGGACGCTCAAGACTCGGTATTACCGAAGATCGAGGAAAACCAAGATAACTTGATCACACTGCTAAAGCTTTATATTGATGATAGTTACGACAAGCTTAAACCGTATGACGGCCTCTCTCAAAAAATCACTTTACTCAGAAGCATAATTAACAAGAGATTCAAGCACAAACAATTAGAGATCAGCAAGGATGAGGGCTTTGTATTTCGCTCCACCGTTATCAAGGAGCATGATGGATTCGCAAAAATTCTCCCCTCAAAACTGTCTTCAGGTGAACAGCACGAACTAGTTCTATTCTATAAATTAATCTTCAAATCCAGTGTAGACGATCTTATTTTAATTGATGAGCCAGAGCTATCACTACACATCTCTTGGCAAAACAAATTCATCGCCGACCTCAAAGAGGTTGCTGCTTTGAATGCATTCTCAGCAGTAATTGCCACACACTCTCCAGACATAATCTCTGAGAACTGGGACCTCAAGATCGAGCTGATTGGAGTTGAATAAATGGAGCAATATATCACTGCAGACAGAATCGCAAACTCGATAATGCAAGAAGAAAAATTTGAAGGAGGTGCATATCTTTTGGTAGAAGGAGCAAAAGACATAAAGGTATATGGCCGCCTAGTAAACAAAAATACCGTAAGAGTTAGGCAGACACATGGAAAATACAGACAAAGAGAGGTCTACAAAATCCTCACGGAGCGTGGATTCAAATCTAAACTTTGCGTTAGAGATGCCGACTTTCTACGGGTTCCCGGGAACGAAAAATATATCCCAGAATACGCGGAAAATATATTTGCGACCGACGGACACGATTCGGAAATAATGATGATTAGTAGTGAAGCATTAAACAGCCTCTTACTGATCACATCAACCGAAGAAAAAATTAAGTCTTTTGAAAACAAGCATGGCCGTGATATTAGATCGCTTGTACTTGAGCTCGCAAAACCAATAGGATATTTGCGATATGCAAACAAAAAATATAAGCTTGGATTATCTTTTAAACCCGAGCGACCTGAAGGCAAGGGGATAAAGTTCAAAAAATTCATTTGCGAAAAGAACTTCAAAATGTTCAGCATTGACGCGATGATAAACACTGTTTATGAGTATTCGAAAAATCGCGGCCAAGAGGTCAGCTCGCGAGAATCCATCCTGAAAAAATTTCAGGAAGTTTTTGACCTTGACATACCTCCACTGGAACTGGTTAATGGGCATGATGCTTCAGAGTTGCTATCGATGGTAATCTCCAAAGGATTGCAGAGTGACAATAAATTAGCTCAAGATCAGGCATCTGTGGAAGGCGCACTTACCTTAGCGTATGAGCTCAGATACTTCCATAACTCCAACCTATTCATGGCGCTTCAAAAATGGTCAGCGTCAAATGGAATAAACGTTGTGTGAGAAATTAGTCTTTTGCCGTACGACTTAGGTATACACGCCCTCAAATAGCTTGCCACCCAGGATATTTCTGCGTGGCAAGCACGACGCGTATTGTATTTTCTAATTTGACACCAGATTATTAGATGATCTCAATGCCTGCTTTTGGGTGGTATCTCCTATTCGTCAGCGCTAGGGTTAGCAGCTATCGAGCTTGGAGGACTACTATTGGCCGATCTCTGCCCGTCATGTGAGCTTTCGCAACGGTGCTGGCGCTTAGGTTGTTTAGTACAACGCCAGTCTCAGCAAGTGCAATGTCTCAGACCATAGGTCTCGAGGTACTGATTGTGTTTAAATCCCCCCCAATTCTTACACATCTGAATTTCCTCACTAATCTCAAGCACACCCTCCATGAAAGGAAAATTTTGATCGAAAGCTGCAAGTCGCGGGCAATGGCTTACGACTCACAACGGCATTTCGCAAACGACACGCTAAGACGAATACAACGTTGTGCTCGACTATGCGCACTACCCAGGCAACAACTCAACCCGAGCGCCGAGCTTAACCGGCGCTTGGATAATGTAATCCAACCACTTCCACCCTATATACCGATCTCCTCGTCCGCGCAAATGGGTATAACGCCGCAGCGAGTTCCAGTCACGATGACCGGAGACACTTGAAACCCTCGGGATATCCCAGTCCATCTCAAACAACCGGCTTACCCCCTCGTGACGCAGGTCATGGAAGTGCAGGCCCTCAATACCCGTCATCTTGCACGCCTTTGACCAGGCCGTACCTATCGAATCTGTGTTGTACGGGAAAATCTCAGCACACTCTCGCGGCATACTCTGCACAATGCTCCATGCCTCATCCGGCAAGTAACACCAGACATCATTGCCAATCTTCTGCCCAGGGTTCTTCATGTCCCGCACCTTCACGGCCTGCCGGTGGTCATCCAGATCCTCCCAAAGAATGCGGGTGATTTCATCCATCCGCCGCGTTGAATAAATCGCGAACGCCACCACCTTCGGCATATGTATCACGCTGGGCCGCCGATCCAGCATCTTGAAGAAGTGCTCCAGCACTTTATCGAGCTCATCCAACGTCGGCCGCCGATCCCGTTCACGGCTTCTCATGTTGTAGCCGAACTTCTTCAGCACAAGACGCGCATCAGGCATTGCTTGTGGATCGATCTCGTAGCCCCAGGCCGCCCTTGCCAACGACAACACCGATCCTAGGTGTGCCAGGTTATTACCAACCGTCTGCGGCTTGATCCCCCCCCCTTCTGGACTCATGCGCCACAGTGCATAGTCCACCAGCACCTGCTGGGTGATGTCAGAGTCCACCTTCTCGCCCAGATAGCTATTCTTGATGGCGTTCAATGTGCGCCGCTTCGTCTCGCCCAGTGGCCGGGCTTTCTCGGCCTCCACCAGATAGCGTTCGATCATCTGCTTGACCGTGTGCCCCACGCGACTGGCGCGCTCAATCGCACCAGGTTCTGCCAGCTCCGTCTCCCGTCGCTTGGCCCAGGCCACGGCGGCCTGTTTACGGGCGAACGTCTGGCTCTCTTGGTAGACTGTCACCTTGTCGCGGTTGATGCGGATCTGAGCTGTGTAGCTGAGGGTGCCGTCTGCCTTCTTACGGGGTCTGATCGTTGCCATGAGAATTGGTACACGTCCTGAATCGGTTGGTACATTGTACCAAGCGCTTGGTAAAAACGCCCCAAAACCCCCGAAAATCGGTACAGAACACGTTGAACGAAATGACTGCAAAATCAGGCTCTAAGCCAGAAACAATGCGCCCTGAGCCCTCTCGCCGCTTCAGCGTTGCACCGATGATGGACTGGACAGACCGCCACTGCCGCTTCTTCCTGCGCCTGCTCTCAAGGCAGGCCCTGCTCTACACCGAAATGGTCACCACCGGCGCCCTGCTGCACAACGACGCCCAGCGTTTC